TAGAATTGAATCAAGAAGATGTCCAAGAGCCATACATAGAAAAGCATTAGATATATTACAACATGTAGAACATAGATTAATTAAAAGTTGGCTTCCAAGAGATGCGGATGGAAAAGTTTTTGAAAATTATTCATTAGATAATATTGATTTTAGTAAAGGTGAATGGATGATTATTGCAAGAACTAACAAAATGTTAAATCCAATTAAAGCTCATTTGACTTCTTTAAACTTAAGATTTGAAAGTAAAACAAATTTTTTATTATCTGCAGAATTATTGCAGGCCTATCAAGTATGGACCAGATTAAATCAAGGTGCAACTGTTGGAGCCGAAGAAGCAAAAGCTGTGTATAAAGTTTTAAATTATAATATGAAACATGTAAAATATGGTCATTCTAGTGGTAAATCATTAGATACTGTGGATTTTGTAGATCTAGATGATTTGATGTTAAATCACGGACTTCTAGTGACAGGAAGCTGGGAACAATTAAATTTTAAAGAAGATACAAAAAATTATATTAAATCATTATTAAATAATGATGATGATTTAATGAAACCAGCTAGAATTAAAGTATCCACAATACATGGTGTAAAAGGTGAAGAATGTGAAAATGTTGTTTTGTTTACTGGTCTTGAAAAGATCATACATGATGCAGCATTAAATAATGCTGATCCCGAACATAGATTGTTTTTTGTGGGTGTAACAAGAGCAAAAGAAAACTTATACATAATTGAACCAGGAGAAGATGATTATGAAAACTATATACCAGGAGAACCAATATCATGAGTAACAAAGTGTTTTTTAAACAAATAGGAGGAGCGCATTATAAAAAATATAAAATACAACCTTCTAGATTTATTAATGAAAATAAGATACTGTTTGCAGAAGGTAATGCGATTAAATATATCTGCAGGCATCAAGATAAAGGTAAAAAACAAGATATTTTAAAAGCAATACATTATTTAGAAATGATAATAGAAAGAGATTACCAAGAATGATGTTTGAAGCACAAAAGGAATGGATCTGTCCTGAAAATTTTCCTGATTTAAAAGGATACAAATATATAGCAATTGACTTAGAAACAAAAGATCCCGATCTTAAATCAAGAGGATCTGGTGCAATTATAGGTAATGGAGAGATTGTAGGTATTGCTGTAGCAGTTGATGGATGGTCTGCATATTATCCAATAGCCCATGAAGGTGGTGGAAATTTAGAAAAAGAAAAAGTTTTAAGTTGGATAAAAGAAGTTTGCGCTGCTGACAATGTAAAAATATTTCACAATGCAATGTATGACGTATGTTGGCTAAGAGCATATGGAATACAGATTAATGGTCTTATTGTTGATACAATGGTTATGGCATCTTTAATTGATGAAAATAGATTATGGTATTCATTAAATAGTGTATCATTTGATTATTTAGGAGAAATTAAGGATGAAAAATCATTGAACGAAGCTGCAGCATCTTGGGGAATAGATGCTAAAGCTGAAATGTATAAACTTCCTGCAATGTATGTTGGAACTTATGCTGAGAAAGATGCTTCATTAACATTAGAATTATTTAAAGTATTGTCTAGAGAAATAGGTAAACAAAAATTACAAGAAGTATTTGATCTAGAAACACAGCTATTTCCTTGTCTTTTAGATATGAAATTTAAAGGAGTCCGAGTTGACGTAGAAAGAGCAAAAGAACTAAAGAAAACATTAACATCCCAAGAACAAGAGTTGCTAAGAAAAGTAAAAGTAGAAACAGGGATAGAGACACAAATTTGGGCTGCAAGATCAATTGCCACAGTTTTTGATAAACTAAAGCTACCTTACGAAAGAACTGAGAAATCACACGCACCTTCCTTTACAAAGAATTTTTTATCGGAGCACAAACACCCTATAGTTCAAATGATTGCAAAAGCAAGAGAAATAAACAAAGCTCACACAACTTTTATAGATACAATTTTAAAATTTGAACACAAAGGTCGTATTCATGCTGACATCAATCCTATTAAATCAGATCAAGGTGGAACTGTTACAGGTAGATTCTCGTATGCTAATCCTAATCTCCAGCAGATCCCAGCGAGAAACAAGGAACTAGGACCAATGATTAGAAGTTTATTTATACCTGAAGTTAATCATAAGTGGGGTTGTTTTGACTATTCACAGCAAGAACCAAGACTTGTTGTACATTATGCAGCTACAACTGAACCAATTTGTTTTGATGAATCTGTTACAAAAATAGTAGATGAATTTAAAAATAATGCTGTAGACTTTCACCAAACGGTTGCTGATATGGCAGGTATATCTAGATCTCAAGCTAAAACAATTAATCTTGGATTGTTTTATGGAATGGGTAAAGCTAAACTTCAAGCTGAACTTGGATTAAGTACAAAACAAGAAGCTGAAAATTTATTTAATCAATATCACCAAAACGTTCCATTCGTAAAAGAACTTATGAATAAAACATCTGCACTTGCACAAACATCCGGATCAATTGGAACTTTACTTGGTCGTCGTTGTAGATTTAATAAATGGGAACCTGCAACATTTGGTATGCACACACCAATGACATTAGAAGAAGCAGAAGCTACATATGGTAGAGGAAGAATAAGAAGAGCTTTTACTTACAAAGCATTGAATAAATTAATACAAGGGTCTGCCGCTGACATGACAAAGAAAGCAATGTTAGATTTATATAATGAAGGAATTATACCTCATATTCAAATACATGATGAATTAGACATATCTGTTAGTGATGATAATCAAGCTAAAAAAATTATAGACATTATGGAAAATGCTGTTACATTAGCTATCCCAAATAAAGTTGATTATGAATCGGGTGACACTTGGGGAGATATATATGGATAAATTTAAAGAAAAAATAAAATTTGTTTGGTTCTTTTTAGTTGGATTATATTCTTATATTCATCGTGGATTTGAAATATATATAATTTCAATACAGGCTTTTGCTAATTTTTTAACCTTACTTTTATTTAAAAGTGATGCTGCTATTATTTGTATAGCACATAAATGGAATGTTAATGTTTCAAAAGCAATAACTTATGCAACACACTTTATCATTTTTATATTTTTGTATTTCATTATTTTTTAATTTATTAGCAATACCATTGATGTATTGTTTTTTATTTATTGCATTTTGTGTAATATGTGCAATAATTCCATTAAATTATTTAATATTAAAAGTTAAAAAATGGGCGATTTAGGACAAAAAATAGTATTAGCAGTTATACCAATATTGTTTACTTGTGTGGTATATTTAATGAATGCGTTATCAACGCTAAGTCATGATGTAACTATTTTAAATAGCAAAATTAGCTTAGTTGTAACTTCTGATAACAAACAAGCTGCTAATTCAGGTGCTGAACTTGCAAGAGAAAAATTAAGACAAGATCTGGAAAAAGAAATTCAAGCAAATAGAGATCAAATACATACGAATAGACTTCATATAGCTATTCTTGAAGAGAAACTTAATGTTTCTAACAAAATCAAAAACACTACAAAATAATTGTATTAACAATTTGGCAGTTGGATGCTGCTTATTAAATAACTGTAAATGCTATGAGAACAAAGATTATAATAATCAAATATTTGATAATAGCCTTAGCGGCATTCTTGCTAGGGACATTTTTTCCGAATCCAATAGCGAAGAAGAAAACGGAATCGGCCATTATCGCCTGGGTTAAAAATAACCTAGGTTTTGGTCCTCCGAGGTTTGAATACCATACAAATAAAGAATTCATTCACTCCTTAAATAAATGCATAGATTATATCTACCTAGACCTTCCATATACACACAGAATCAATAGAGAACTAATGATAGCTCAAGCTATAGTTGAATCCGATTATGGTCAAAGTCGTTTTGCACGTGAAGGAAACAACCTTTATGGTATTAGAGTATGGTCAAAAGAGGGAATGTTACCATTAAAACAACATGAATCTATTGAATGGAGAGTAAGGATATTTCATCATAAATGTGATTCTGTTAAAAATTATATAGATATATTAAATACCAAACAAGTTTATGCTGAATTTAGAAAAGCTCGTGACTTTACTTTAAATAGAGATCCTGTTAAGATGGCTAAAGCTTTAGATAGCTATTCAACAAATATACAATACGAACAAAAAGTAATAGAAATTATACAAAAATTAAGAAAAGAATTAAAATGATACTAAGTCAAAATTTTACGTTACAAGAATTAACATATTCAGACACTGCAATAAGAAAAGGTATTGAAAATGTTCCTAATGAGGAACAAATAGAAAATTTAAGATTGGTTTGTAATAATATATTAGAAAAAGTTAGATCTCATTTTAATTTACCTGTTGTAGTATCTTCAGGCTACAGATCAATTGCTGTTTGCGAGGCCGTAGGATCGAGCAGCAAGAGTCAACATACAAAGGGTCAAGCAGCAGACTTTGAGATATTTGGCATACCTAATAAAGAAGTTGCGGATTGGATTGTAAATAATATTGATTACGATCAATGTATATTAGAATTTTGGAATGAGAATGAACCTAACTCTGGATGGGTTCATTGCAGTTATTCTAGCATAGGTAATAGACGTCAATACTTGAAAGCACAAAAGATAGATGGTAAAGTTGTTTATTCACCAATGCAATGAAAAAAATAAATAAACTTTTATTAAGATCAGCTCTATACGTAGATACTGTTACAGGTATTTGTCCTCAATGTAAGGAAGATGCTTTTCTAGTTATGATTGTGGATAACTTTTATAAATGCACAAATTGCGGTGAAGATACTAAACAATATATTAATGGTCACATTAAATATTTAAAAATAAATCAAC